ATTGACTACTGTAGTCATTGACTTCATTAGTCATTGACTACTGTAGTCATTGACTTCATTAGTCATTGACTACTGTAGTCATTGACTGGAGTAGTCATTGGGGGTTTACCGTTAACCTTATAGGGGTTCACTGTTATACCTGTAGGTTATGCCCTACAAAGATAAGTCTAAACAGAAAGCAGCTATTGCTGCTGCACAGAAGAAGCATCGAGATGACTGTAGAGAGAAAGGAGTGTGCCCCTGCTGTGGCAACCCCTTGCCCAAAAAGGATGACCGTGGAAGGTTCATCAAGTAGTGACAGCTTCACCTGAAGAATGGTCAGTGCAAGACGAGAAACTTTACGTTGAGTTACGCCGAAAACATGATCGCATCTACGCTAAGCTACGCCGAAATAAGAAACGTGTCTACCCATACATTCCCCATCGGAGAGGTGATGGTTCAGCAGCAAAAAATGGTGGGGTGAAAGCTACACCTGAAAGAAAGAAGGTGGCTCCTGTTGCTGTTGGGTTGAAGAAGTGCTTGGTATGTCATCAGCCTAATGGTTCGTTGGATGTTCGTGGCAGGTGTCCGAAGTGCCGCGGATAAGTCCTGTCATGTATGGATGCGAGGGCGAGGAGCACTCGGAGTTTTTTGTGTGTCATAAGCTACACCTGTAGTTGCTGCATAAATGCTTTGACTCTGCTCAAAGGGTCAGTGAAGGTTGAGTCAGGCGGCATGTAGTATGTTGGGTGTATGTAGTAGATGATGTGTCCAGCTGCGTCAAGCTTAGCGTAGCCAGATAGCCGAGGTTGTATCTTTGCTGTGCTGGTGATCTTCACCACGCGGTCTGTTAGAATGCTGCATCCACCGTAGCAGCGTTTGTTGTAAACCAAGATAGGTATGGGTACTTCACCTGTAGTTTTACCTATGTAGCCCGTAACTCCAAAGATTTCCTTCCAGTCCCTGCCTGTAGCTGTGTCGCCGTAGCATAGGTGCACGCGTTCTTTGGATTGGTAGAGCTTGTTGAGTGTATCCATAACGTTGATGTCTGTTTCTTCTGGGAAAAAGAAGTCTCCGTGTTTGCGGAGTTGCCGTTGTGTGCCCAAGATCGGTGCAGCTCCAGTGGTGTTCTGCCATGGACGAACTACACCTGTAGGTTCAGCAGTCTGCTGCACGTAGTCGCTCATCTTCAAAGCCGCCTTCTTCTTCACCTAGTAGCCGCGTTACCTTGATCTCAATGCCCCTCATGCTTCGACGCTCCCTGTTCTAATGGTTTTAATCTGCACCTGCAGACAATCTGGGCAGTACTGGTCATCACAGAGGAGGCCATTCTCGGTGCCGATACATCGGCATTTACCCTCCGCCTGCATCTTGCTACAGCTGCAGAGAATCTCCGCGGACGCATAGATCACAGTGCACTCCTCTCCCTGCGGGATAAGAACGCGGGGCTTAGGAACATCACTCAATGCAGAACCCCCGCAACGATGCCTTCCGTGTAGGATTTATAAGCTTCCTCAAGCTGTGCAAAACATTCAGGTAAACTGTGAGCTTTCACGGTTACCTCAAAGTTTTCAAATCTTTTCCCGACAGGTTCTAAGCTGAACTTGCGGGTAATCTGTACCATAGCTTTCCCTGCCATGTTTCTTTTCCCTTCACCTGTAGTTTATGCTGCTTTGCGCCGGGCCCGTTTGGGGGCTGGCGGTGTAGGAGCTTCACCTAAATCGAGGTCCGCGAAGAACGCGGCTGCTCGTCCGTTGAGGAGCTCCACTTTAAACTCGGCGTTGCTAACTGAGAACGAAGCTGCACCTGAAGTTACTGCTGTGCGGATGTCGTGCCGGCGCTCTTCGGCGAACATGATGTGCTTACATTTACCGTTGGGCTGTAGGCCGCGTGCATCCAGCCACTCTTTGTCTCTGAGTACGCCGTCGTGGAGTGCACGCATCACTGGATGGGGCCGCTTCTCTGTGGGCTTGGGGTAGTTGCGTTGGAATATCCATGCGCTGCAGCTGCAGCCCCAGTGTCCGTCTTCGTATTGGCTGACTTTGTATGCGTCGTTGGTTGTTGTTGATTGGACGCTGACTTGGTAGAGGTACCGCATGCTCATGCACCTGTAGGAGTGATGCCGAATTGGCACGCATCACACATCCGGACGGCTTCTGGCTCACGCCCATCCCAGTCACTTGACCGGCGATCACATGTCCATGGGCCGTCACCCATGCAGATACAGCTGTAGTTTTTGAGTTCGGGTTTGCGATCCGTGATGTGCTCTTTGCCATCACGACTATTCCATTTCCATTTAAGGTCTGTCTTTCCCATCGGCAATTCCTTGCCGCACTTTACACATTCAACCATGGATAGTTTCACCTGCTGTAGCCACAGCCAGATACTCTTGTGTCAGCCGCTCAAGTTTCTGGCGATCAGTATAATGTGGGCCGTCGAGGTCGTGTTCATCCATTGCTGATTGGAGTTCACAGATCATGCTTGACTGCAGCACGACAATCTGGGTTAGGAGATCAAGTCTTTTCTTTAATCCGTCATATTCTTGGTTCATGGTTTCACCTGTAGAAAAAATGTTTAGAGGCTACGCAGTAACGCAGCGAGTCTCTCGTCAACCTGATCTGGCAGGTCACCAATCGCGCAGCCAAAAAGCTCCGCGCATTTAGAGGGGTCTTCATAGAGCACAGCTAACGGCTCAAGCACCGACGAAGCCAACGCCTCAAGCCCAATGCTATTAGCCTTAGCTTTAAGCGCCGTCATGTTACGCTGTACATTCTCGGGGTTGAGTTTGATCTCAGCCACTATAGCCTTGACGTTTCTATCAAGTTCATCTTTGAGCGCCGAGAGCACCTGCTTAGTCATAGTCTGCGTCTGCTTAATCAGCTCTTCACGCATCTTCGCTGCGCCTACCTCGTACTCTTTGCGGATGGCGGCGTCTTTGATGTCTTCAGGTTTCACCATGTCCATGATAGCGTTGGGGTTCAGCTGCAGCGGCATCATCTCGTAGCGTATCGGCGGCACCTTGAAGGTCTTGCGGTCGGCTACACTGCTGAAGTGGTACTGCTCAAGCAACGCGTAGACCTGTTGGTAGTCACTGCTTGCCATGTACTCTTCTATTCTGGCGTTGAGTTCATTGACTTCGCGGTTAGCCTCCTCGATCTTTGCGAGCATCACCGGCGCCATCTCAAAAGGCAAGAGGTAGAGCACCTGCTTGTATCTGCCTGCACTGTAGAGCGTGATCGGCGTACAGTATCTTAGCCGCTCATTAACTAAGCCGTCTTTGATAACGGCCATGGCGTTGCTGAAGCTGCGTGGAAACATTCGAAAGTTACTGCTGCGTAATCGGTCGGGGCCGTCTTCGTCTTTAGGTTTCACCTTAGTACCGGACGCTTGCCAGCAAGCTGCACCTGCATAGTTGCGCTGCTTATACTTCTCGTCGAGCTCCACCATGATGTCTTCAAGTGCACGCATAAAGCGGTTGAACACTTGATCACCCATGTTAGGCGTGGCTACTTTGAGTATGTCATCACCTGCAAAGTGCAAGCTAAACACTAAACCCTGCAGCGTCACCGCCTTCTGAGACATCAGTATCTGCAGCTCTGACTCCATGGGTGGGAGTGCATCTACAAAAGATTGGAGTTTGCTACTGTCCACGTTGCTTTTCATTTCAAGCGATGGCACAGTGAAATCTTCGGGTAATCCGGATAGTTCCATAGTTTCACCCGCATGGGCTGTTCTGTTTCTTAACTACTACATCACGCACGAGTTTGTCAGCTGCATCTTCCATCGGTTGGTCAAGGCAGGGAAACACATGTCCCCCTTCGACTTGCCCGGTGGTTATCATCTGATTCTTTTTAAGCTCCAATACAAGCTTCATTTTCGTTCACGTAGTACTCGTTCTTTGTTCTGCTGTTCACGGTTGACTTGATTATTTGATCTAGCAATGCGTTGGTTGTCTCCATGCAGCCGACGCCGTTGAAGCCAGATGTTTCTGTCTCGATCTTGCCGTCTTTGAGCAACGTGATCTTAACATGCTTGCCCATTTAGTTAACCTCCATTTCAAGTACGATCTTATCTTCAACAACGGACATCTGCATAGTCATGTTCTCCTGCTGTGCACGTAGCGCAATGAGGTATGCGTTGGTGATCTGGCCAGACATCGCCATCTCCTTGAAGCGATCGAACTCGTTTTGTGCACCGAAGCCGTCACCGGCAACTGCAAGCACACCGTTCTCTAGCTTGAAGCCGATTGGGTAGCGCATAGTTGGGGTTTGGAAGCCAACGATTACGGACTTCATTTCGCCGTAGTAGTCGGGGATTTGTTTGTAGAATACTCTTGTGCCAACGGGAAGAGACTGGACAAAGAGTTCTACTGCTTTTTGTAGGAGTTCAGGGGTCAGGTTTCCGATTTTAGATAAGAACACTGTAAAGTGACTCATGTTTCTTTTTCACCTTAGATTTATAGGCCTTCGATTGTACGGGCGAAAGTGGCCATTCTGCTGTCGCCCGTAGTGTTGACCATGCTGATTTCATCACGAAGAGTTCTAGTCGCCTCTTCCATGAGTGGGATGTTAAAGTTGCTGATTGTGCGTAGCTGATCGCATTGGCGCTGCATATCTTGGGCTCGCTGCATTTGGTTGAAGCTGATCTGCAGTATGGTTTTCTTGAAGTGGTCCATGGTTACGTTAGGTACTTTCTCACGCATTGCCTGCCGCGCTGCCAGTGTACACCACTTTGCTATCTCTGCACCTGTAATGAAAGGCACTTGACCTGCCAGCTCTGCGTAGTCTATGTCCTTGATTGGATACTGATTAAGTTTGGTGCATTGCACATTAAAGATTTCTTCACGTCCCTTCTGATCAGGGTACGTCACGTAGATGCATTCATCGAAACGCCCGGGTCTGTATGCTGCGTCATCCATGTCTTGTATTCTGTTGGTTGCTCCGATCACGAAGCTCTGTCGCTCGTCGTCACCTAGCCACTGCAGCAAGCCGTTGAGTATGCGTCTGTTTACACCGCTGTCAGTGGATGACACTTGATCTCGCTTTAGGAATAGCTGGTCGATTTCATCAATGAAGACAACGATGGGTGCAAGCGACTCGATTAAGCCAGTGATCTTTTTGATGCGACTCTCCGACTCACCTACAATTCCACGGTACAAATCTGCAGGTGTAATTGTCAGCATAGCTAAGCCCAGTGCCTGAGCGCAAGCTTTACTGAAGAGCGTCTTGCCAGTTCCGGGTTCACCGTGAAGAATGATGCCGCGAGGCAAGCCCAAACCGTACTGCTTAGTAAGCGATGGATTATGCAGTGGGTCAATAACGAAGTCTTGCATTTCCCGCTTGAGATAGTCATAGCTGCCTATGCTGTCAAAGCCAATGTTTGGATGGACAAACGTTAAACCGGCTGACTCAAGCAGCTGCACCTTCAAGTTCTTAAACGTGTACGTCTGGAAGCATTTAGGTTTAGATTTGCTGGTGAAGACGCCTTCAAGCGCTGCGGTCTCTGCTTGATGCAGGTTAAGTCCACGAGCTGACTGCACGATCTGATCCGTCACCTGTAGCTTTAGTTCTTTGTTGGTTGCCTGTGCCTGGTTTGCCAAGTCCTGGAGTCGGCCGCGTATCTCTTCATCTGAACCGGGGTGTATCTGCAGGACACTTGAGAGTCTGCGCACTGGCTCGATGAAGAGCGCTTCGTCTGTGGTGAAGACAAACACTGTGCTGCGGTTTCTGTATAGCAGGTCGTCTTGGCTCCATGCCGCCAGCCAATCCTGCAGGTTCTCTGCGTGGCCTTTGGTTAAGACCCAGTGGATAAGTACAGCTGCACCTTGCGGACCGGTGACGGCGCCGCGTTCATCAACTCGTGCTGTATGGTGGAGTGCATCGTCGATCACTGTGGTTACGGTGTGGTAACCGCCTGCTGCGCGTGAACCCATCGGTATCGGCTCCGGGTTGCGTTGTACGCCAATGATTTTCTCGCCCATTTTCTGAGCGGATAAAGTACTGAGTTCTTTGCGCAGTATGTTGTACTCCAGTATCTTGTTGTAGCCACGGCTGATTTTGAAGAGTTCCTTGGGTAGTTGATCTGAGACGAGTGCGTCGATTAGCTGGTTGATGCGTGTCTTGTCTTCGGTGACTATGATGTAGACGTTGGTGCGTTGGCTGAGTCTGAAGAGTGCGATGTCTTCAAGCCATTTGCTTGAGGCACCGGCCATGTTGCCTGCCATTACTTGGTCACCTTGCTGCTCATTGCCTGTGTCAAGAGGAACTCTTGCACTTCGGCTTTAGCTGGGCAGTTATGATTAGCTGCGCATTCGGCTTCGCTGCACTCCAGGCATACCTTCACGTCCACGATTTGGCCTTGTAGGTTGCGGCGTAGGCGAGTAAGGTTTGGCCGTAGCTGTCCATCTTTGTATGCCATGAGCTCCATAAGATTGTTTGGCGCGATGTATGCACCGTCCACTACTACGTCTAGAAGCGTGTGTATCGGCTGCTGTTTTTCCTGTTTTGGTTTGCCACATTTAGCCGTGGCTGGGCTTATCAGGGGATATTTGCGAACGTGTACTGTGTCACGTTCAACTTTAATTTTGCAGTGTTCCTGCAATTTCTTTTCATCTCCAATAGTGGTCCATATCGCCATGTACCCGCGACGCGGGCGTGCCCTGGACCTTCGCATCTTTACTCATGGTTTAAACTGAGGTTAATGAGTGCATGACTAAGTCGAAGTAGTATTCTACGCGAGCGTAGTCATCGAGTCGATCCTGTTTTGCGCATTCAGCTGCAGCTCTGCGAGTCTTGTGGTGCTTGTGGCAGTGGCCGCATTCGAAGTAGCTGAAGCGCATGATCGGCTTCTCTAGTGGCTCTGTTCGCACTGTTCTTTCTCTCCCGAATCTACAGGTGTAGCTGGTACGGTATTTACGCTTTGCTGATCTTCCTCTCTAATTAGAATGCGCAACGTCCACGAATTGTGTTTACTCAACGCGGTTCACCTGGTAACTTAGACAGTCGACTGTGCAGTATGCTGCTGTGCACCACACAGCTTCGTTGACGTAGCACGCGTGGCCTTTGCGTTTACCCGGCGGCTCAGGTAGTTGGCTCATGCTGTGCACTCCCGTATGCGCTCCATGCGTGTCTCCATGTCCGTCCAGAACTTCTCCAGTGGTACACCTGCAGGATACAGGTGCCGGCGATCCAGTGCCGCCGCTAAGTCCTGCACGAATAACTGCCGTTCTACTCTGCTGCGTATGGTTGTTGCGAACGCGTATAGTGTGGCGCCGATTATGGCTTCTCGTATGGCGTCTACTTTCTCTTGCTCTTCGGCTGCGAGTGTAGCTAGGAAGGCGTCGACTCTTGGGTCAACGTGGTCACTCAATGTCTGTGCACCTCTGGGAAGCTGGGGAGCTGCATGTCGTAGACTGCGCTGCGCTGGGCCTGTGCCATTGCTGGGCAGCTGTCGCAGTTATCTGTGCATCCTTCGCATGGGTCTTTTAGATGTCCCAGATCATTCTCCCCCTTATGCGACTGAGTATTTCTAAATCGTGGACACTTAATCCGCTGGCTTGCAGCTGTACTGTGTAGCTCACTGCCTTAGCGGCTAAGCTGTTTCGTTTTGCTTGTTTCATCATGGAGTCTTTCACCTTTTTCTTTCGTCTGCTTTTCACAGATGGTTATCCGACTTGCACGGATCTTCAGGGCACCTTCGCTGAGTGCGAGAAAAACCAACCCATTTCTGGGTGGACGGGCGAGTGTAGTGGAGCTTGTTAGCTCCTACACAAAACCCAATTATCTACTCTGATCATACTGGCTCAACCTCCCTTATGTGCCGAGAAAAAGCTGGGCGAGTGTAGTCTAGAATGTTCGGCTACCTCGCCTATGTGACAGCCCCAAACGTTGGGGCTTATGATGATCTGTAACTGTTCAGTGCTCCACATTAGCTACCCAACCTTGCTGGGTTGGGCGTGTTTTGTAGAGCTACCTTTCCTCTGTTGTTGCTTGACCTATCCGACTCACATACTTGCTACCTTGTCCCTTCGCGGGTTGTCCTGCCGACTCGATCTGTGTTCGCCGTCTGTGCTCTGCCTACACGGTCAGCTGTTCTGCTCTGTGGGTCAGGCGGTGTCTTCGGCTGCCTATGCTCCCAATCGGGTATCTTCATGCCGTCAACCCCACTGTGTTACTGGTGCGGGAACTGCTGGCGTAGAATAGTGTCGGTTAGTGGTAGCTGTATGTCAAGCGTCTGCTGGGCTGTACACACCGTAGAGACCTTGCCCCATTGCTCATGCTGGCAGTGGTGTGCCTTCTCGCCGCGCTGTTTTTAGCCACACTCCCACTTGGCGGTGGGCAGATGCAACATCCTGCGCTGATGTCCGATGCAAGAGCCATTACTGGCTCAGGTTGGGCTCCAGACCCTTATCAGTGGCGCCATTTGCGGCGCATCTTGCGTTGTGCTGGGGCTTGCACCACTGCCAATCGTGGTGCTTCAGCCGCTTTGAGTGCTCTGAGCGGTACGTAGCCGTGCTTCCTGTCTTGCCATACTGTGGCGTAGCTCTTTGGTTGCTGTCCTTTGACTAAGCCTCTGCTGGTCATGCCTTGGGGTGTGTTGACTTCTCTGTGGTAGGCTACCTTGGGGCAGGCGTTGAGGTGGTTGCGGTTGCTGTTGGGCATGCGTCGGTTCCTGTCTACTACACAGGGTACTGGGTCTTTGGTGCGTGGGTCGGTGTGGTAGCCGTGTTCTCTGCTGTAGCGTAGTGTGTCTTGCTGCTGTGGGGTGGCTGTCATTGTGCGGTGGCTGTCGATGTTGTCGTATGCCCAGCGTTGGGTGTGTATGACTTGGTTATCAAGCCATCCCTCCCAGCATGGGTCAAAGACACGCTTTGCTGTAGCGTTGCCGTTGACCGTTGCGCTTGAAGCGGAATTATTGATTTCTTGCATGGAAACCACTTTCGATCAAAACAGCTTATAAAACTTGCGGTCAAACGACATAAAGGCATGGAAAAAGAACATACATTCAAAAACTGAATACCCAAAAAAACCAAAAAACCCCCCCAAAAAACCCATAAAAAAACTTCCCCCCCAAAAAACCCATAAAAAAACTTCCCCCCCAAAAAACCCAATTCCACAAACCCAAACCGCACCCACAAACCCATACACCAAACAGCAAAATACACCAATAGACCATTCACCCCAGCGCCACTGTGTTGGGGTTGTGTGTTGTTTTGTTGTTTTTGGTTTGGTGGGGGGCACTTTGGTGTTGTGGTTGTGGTTGTTGTTGCCCACTATGTGTAGTGAGTCGTAAGAGAGTGTGTGGGGCTGTTTGTTGTGTTTTTCGGCGGCTGGAAACTTTGCTGTTTTTTGATGTTGAAGATGTTGCTGTTGTAACCGCGCGGTTTTATGTGTCGTGTGTCGTGCGATTGTGGTTGTTGATGTTTTGTTGTAGGGGCCCCCCCGAGGCGCCTGCAGCTGCAGAATAGGGGTACCCCCCCCAAAATTTTGCCCTGCGGGCAGCACTGTACACCCAAAAATTTTTTTACACCTGCGGCATAGAATAGAGTAAGGCATGAGGCGCAGGCATGCCGATACTTTTTAGTAATTTCAAAACTGAGGGCACCCCCTTTTTTGCGCCTTCGGCGCGTATGTCTTGCATATAACTTATAGGATATACACAGGATACCTCAACGCCGAACCTACACCTGTAGCCACCGCGCCACATCACCAGCGGCCACCAGCCATCCAGGATCCTGCCAGGCACGTTTGCCATTGGTGATGGAGAATTCCGGTTGTGAGGATGGTAATACGCTGAAAAGTCCATCACCAGCCCTTCCAGGAAAAGCATACGCTGCCATGGCATAAGGCATAAAAATGATCTAGACAAAGAGCTGACTGTTGCAGCAGGCTATACTTCAATGGCTATCCCTTTCTCCAAAGGTTAGTCCCTTTGATTTTATAGGGTCAACCTGCTGCAACTACTCCAGATAAAGATGAGCGTGGCTGGCAGCGCCAGATCCGTACAGAGCTTCGCAGAGATGAATTTAGTGGCGTGGCCACTGCCGTACATGCCGTTGCTCGGCTTAGAACGCATGGCGCAAACAGGTTAAAAATTTTGCGCTGCGGCGAAACGTTAAATTTTTAAGCAGCCAAGCAAGCCTATAGGTTGGGTCTCGTCAGCCCAAACATGGAGTTCTGGCGTGGCGCCGGGCATTGCCGAATTTCATCTTAACACCACCGGCGTCACGTTCCATTTACCTATAATTCTAATGAAGCGAAAAACGCTTTAGCTCGGCCGTTCGGGTCCGAAAGCTCGCCCTTCTGAATATGCTCTTCTACATGTAGAGTTAGCCACTGTTTGACTTTATCTCGTGACGCTTTGCGATTATCCGGGTCTATTAGAAGAGAATATGACTTTTTGCACACTGGGCAAGTTACAACTTTGTACTCTTCTTTCTTTCCTAGGCCTGGTGTGGCGCCAATGGCGAAGGCTTCAAACGGGTCAGCCATAAAGATGCAGGTGAAGCTGTCGCCTATTAAGCCTTACCGCCTAATCGGTATATATTTTGTGCTGCAAAAGGTTTTTAGCTTGCCGTGTAGTAGCTTTTCGAGGGAGACCCAGCCACGTCATACACAAATGTTGAGATCACAGACCCCGCTACTCTAGCGTATCTGCGTCGTAGACAAGCCGAAGACGCCGCCAGAGGCGTTGGACCACGTCGACAAACACTGCAGCCAGATCCTACCCGCGAATATGTCGTAGAATCACCCGCATTTGCAGAGAATAACAGACGGCGCCCGATACTAATGGCCAATGCAAGTATCCCCCGAGGCAGTTTTGCCGTGGGTTTGATCGCAAGCAACCCCATTTTAGACAGTTCTTATGGCTCTCAATTACACATCGAAGACACCAATAAACCCCGTACATACGACACTACCGTCGAGTGTAAGCACTGCAGCTGGCGAAAATACCTCGTTGACACTACCCGCGAAGACCTAAGAGTGCGTGCAGAGGAAGCTTTGAACCGCCATTTAGCCGACGCGCACCCTGATGACCGCCCAGTTACGCCTGATGAGCGAGTAAAAGCATTCCTGGAGACAATATAAGATAAGAGGCTAAAAGCTTCACCTGTAGCTTGTTTTTACCCTGTAAACCCCTGTTTATGTGGGTTTTTTGGGCTTTTTTGAGGCAAAAACACCTGTTTTTAGGGCCTTTTTAGGGCTGAAATTAGTAGTCTGAAGCCGGGTAAATGACCGTGTAGTTGCTGCTGCCACAGCTTGGGTTAGGGCAGCGGTCAGTTACACCGCTTTTCAGTCGATATATTCGCCTGCAGCTGGCGCACCTAACTACCTCTATATCAGGCATAATCGGGGTTTAGTCGTTTGTGCTCTTAACTCTTACGATTATACGAATATCCCCAGGTAGCTAAACCTTTAAAAAGGTGTACAGTACAACTGTTTGAGATGACTGCAGCAAGCGACCGTAATGTCGGGAGGGGTTTTACCGCTGACGGAGAGAAAAAGAATTCGCCAGCCACGGTCAAGTTCTCGTTTTCTGTAGCGGCTAAAAACCCCGGCACCGATAAATAGATGGTACCGTACAAACTAATTTAAACTTTTTGTTAAATGCAACATTAACCCGCTTTTTATGGTAAATGATCTGGCGGAGCCGTGCTTCCCCTGGGAGAGAAAGAACTTACAACTAAGAAGTTTGCCCGACCCCGCCATTATTCCCCTATTATCACACTTATACGTTTAAGAGTTACGCTCTACCGTAACAATCGAACGCACCGTAAAGCACAAAAGTTTTATCACACATACACAGAATGTGAAGTATTAGGGGTTCTGTTGCCAGCCACGACCGAAACCAAAACTAGAAAGAAACGTCAAGTTCTGACAAAGATCGACCATCTTGATCCCTCGATCCGAGCCGCTATAGATCTCGCTATCTCTCAAGGCGACTCCGGAGAAAAGATCTCAGCTGCACTAAAAACAGATCACGGCGTAGAAATCTCCGCAGACACCATCTGCAGGTACATGCGCAAAAAGTTTCCCACCATAGTAAAGCATGGACTCGATGACTACAAAGACTTCTTAAAGAAGCTACCCATAGACTGCGACGCAGCAAAAAGCCTCAACGAATTACTTGTAATACAGAAAGCAAGAATAGGTACAATGATCGCCAAAGAAGCGGAAAACCAGAAGACTTCAGTTGCTACAGATAAAGCTATGAAGGAAGCACGAGAAACCGCTGAAGCAATTTGTCAGCTTGAGATGGATATGGGTGTACGCAAACGAGCGCAACCCAAAGACGGCGTAGGTACAGATGAGGACGTGATGAAAATTATGCTGGCCGCAATAGAACGCGCAGGGAAGAAACACAAAAATGGCGGAGACACAACAGCGGCAAGCAATGTACAGCAACCTGGATGCACTGCTCCAAGCTCGTGATATATCACCATTAGAGCAGTGCAGGGCGATACGCTACGTAGTACTCTCAGTGCTAACCGCCGATCTGCCCGAAGGCCTCTACGGCTACCAGGAACGCGTCTCCGACTTAATTATCGAGCTGGCTACAAACGAATTAGGCGAAGAAGGCATCGTCAATCAATGTCGACAAAGCGGCAAAACCGAAGCAGTTGTCGTCAGTCTCATCACTTTAGCCATCTTCTACTGCAGAGTGCGTAAGAAAAGTTTCCGCGTAGGCATATTTGCACCTGCAGCAACTCAAACAATCCTCACAGTTAAAGAGCGCCTGCGCAAACGCTGTATCTCGGCTAGGCATGCACTGCACCTTTTCGGCCTAAAGCTCGTCGTAGGTGAAGGCATAAACTCTGAGCTTTTCATATTACGCCACGTCAGCACAGCTGGCGAAGAATACGATTTCCGGGTCCGTTGCTTCTCAATTAGCCCCGAAGCAAACATCACATCCGAAACCCTCAACCTCATTATCATCGAGCAAACCGAAGACGTCGATACCCTGAAAATGACAAACGACGTTTTCCCCATGGCTGCAGCAGTAGGCGGCGCCAGACTCTTGGATGGCACACCAAAAGCTGAAGTCATCAACACCTACTTCTACGACGCCTGCGTACAGCGCGAATACAACGTATGCGTCGAGCACGAAGTACCCATACAGCAATGGCAACAGGATCCCCGCTGCAGCAACTGCCATAGAAACTGTAAAGTACGCAGCATCAAAGTCGACTACAACGAAGCCGGCGAAGCAAACCCAAAATACAAATCATACTGCAACGAAATGATCGACAAACTGGGTATAAACAGCATAGCATTCCGCACCCAATTCGGCTGCGAATGGCGGCTAGGTGTCGACAAGCTCTGCATCCGCAGCGACTTCGAAAAGAAGAATCTACTGCGCAAATACCCAGTGTTCAATCCAATCGTGGATGGCCGCCACATATTCCAAAACGCCGCCGGCTGGGACGTCGCTAAAGCCATGGACCACGGTGTCGTTACCTTCGGCTGGCGCGAAGTAGACCATACACACGTTACCGAATGGATGATGTTTGAAGGCGACGATTACACGGACCAGGTTGAGAAAGTAGCTTTCAAGTTAGTCGAAAATCACGTAGGCCAGATATGTGTCGACTCTGCAGGTGTAGGTGACCCAGTAGTGGATATGCTTCGAAAAGCCCTGCGTACTGTAGTTGAATGCGCTAACTGCCACAAAGTTTACGATCGCAAAATCCCCGGAATGGCCTGCAGCTGTGGATCCACCGACGGCGCATACAGTGGCGTCAAAGTACGAGTCGTAGGCATAAAAACCAACGCGGCAGATGAGGACGACAAACTTAGCAAGCTCCTGGTAAAAGTCTTCAAAGACGGCCTTTTCGATCTTCCAAACAAAGATGAAGCTAAAGCCATGGGTGGCTACGAGCAGGTCAAGTGTTTGGACATGTTCATTACCGAATGCTGCGACCTCGAAAAACGATGGCGCGGAAACGCTCTACATACATGTGCACCCAAAGGCGAAGACCGACATGATGACTACCCCAAGAGTTTCGGATTGCTGCTACGGGGACTACTAAATCCACCGATGAAAATCAGCGTCCGTGCGATAGACTTCTAGTTACAGGTGAAGAAAATGGCGAAAGAATTCGACAGACCCCTAGAAAAACCCATACAAAACGACCAACGCGTCAGAAGAGCGTTAGCGCTAACCGGCGGCTGGAACCCCCTAACTGTAAACCAGAAAGATAACAGAGTGGCAAGGTTTCGCTGTGCCGGCTGCGGTTGCCTTCAAGGCATTGGCTTTCGTGACATGCAAGGAGAATTCGAAAATAAATGCCCTGTATGCGGTCACGTAATGGTCTTCAATAGACCCAACCATAAACTTGATGGTCGCCAACAGGTCTCAAATAGGCGTATGCTCTTAGGCCCTGGCGATAGGTTGCCAATGTCAAACCCGCTGTTAGCTGATATTAAACGTGCTATCTTAGAGGTGACAAAATATTGACCCCTCCTGCCACCACTGAACAGGTGCTCCTCGTAGCAGATCAAAAAGGCATCTTTGTACTTGGTGCTCAAGTTCAAGGAAGTGTGATCCACGTCTATCTCGGAGACGAAGACATCACACAAAAAATCAAGGTTGAGAAATTCAAAGTCACAGTGGACGTGCCCACTAAGACACCCGGAGTTTAAGTAAATGTCCTCAAATAACAGCGGCTGGACTTTCGGACCAGCCTCAAGTCAAATACAAAAAATCCAAGAAAAAACATTCGAAGATACGGATCCGTTCATGCAATCCATAAAAAAGCATGACAGAACGGTAATTCCGGAATTCTCCTGGATGCCCCAGTATATGATACGGGAGCCCCTCTACAGTTGGGAAGAGCTAATGCTCATAGCCCGAACTAGCTGGGTACTCAAGCGTACATTCAGCGCAGTTATACGGGAAACACTTAGTCCCGGCTGGGCCATAGAACCCGCATTCGCTGGAAAGTGTACCCGCTGCGGTAAAGAATACCGGGACTGGCCAAAAGAAGGCCGCTGTACTGAGGAACACGTCGACGAAAACAACCCGGAAGCTACAGGTGTAGTTTGCGGCGGACCACTACGCCGGCCAAGCCGCCAGCAATACGAAAATGCAATACGCATAGTAACCATGCCAGCTGAAGGCATAACCTTCTACCAGCTGCTATACTCAACATTAGCCTACGATTTAGCTATCAGCAACTATTTCCTAAGCATCAGCTACAAATACGTACCCGACCCAATGTCACCCTACGACTACATCAAAATCCCTTACGAATTAAACATCGAAGATCCGCGTTTCATGCGGGCCATCACTGACGACAAAGGCCACCTAGGCGATCCAAAGCAGCTTTTCTGCCCCGACTGCTGGATACCCGACTTAGTCTACAGCGCACCCCAATACACAAACTGCCCTATCTGCGGCAAACCACTGGAGAAAACCGCTTACATACAACGCATAGGCGGAACCATCAAAGCCCGCTTCACCAAAGACGAAATCATCCTAGCCGGATCCGACAGGATACTGCCTTACATTTACTCAGAGAGCAAAATCATAAGCCTCTACAAACTACTTATCAGCATACAATCCATGGATGACTTCAATCTAGATCTCTATACGGAAGGTAAACTCGGCAGCATCATAAACTTCCCTGGCCAATCTCAAGAAGAAGTCAACGAAGCAATGCAGCAATTCGAAGACGAAGTCTCAAAGAGACGCGTTTACGATCCTGTCCTTCGCCGCTTCCGCACGAGCAAAAAAGTCCGAAGCATCATGCTAGCAAGTGAGCAGCCAATCCGCGTTACTAAAGTCATGGAAGACTTTAAGAAAATGCAGAGCATCGAATACTACAAGCACTGGCAAATGGCCGTACAAAGCGTCTACAGCGTCATGCCCATCTTCACCGGCCAAGTTGACGGCAAATCAGGCACCACACCAATGATGCAAGTAACAGTCCAGGATCGCGCTATCCGGGAACATCACCGCAACCGCGAAGACCTTATGAATAACCGAGTATTTCCCGCGTTTAAAATCTCAGATTGGCGTTTCCGATTTAACACCTTAGCCCTCAAAGACGACGTCCAACACGCCCAGATCGGACAGATAAAAGCAAACACTGCACTGACCTGGCTAAAGGCAGGATTCAGTGTTCGACTAAACGACCATGGACAACTTGAAGTAAGCGGCCAAGGCGTCAATCCACAACCGGCAAATCCAAACAGAGGTTTCTCTCCACCCGGCACAGAGAACGTACCGCTCCTATCAGCTGCTACGGGCGAACTAAACCAGCGCACTGGCCGTTTTGCACCTAAACCTGCAGGAGATCAAGCTGAAGGATTCAGTAAGAATGTGACAATCGGAAATGAGCGCGTACAAGAATTCCTCAAAGTATGCAAATGGATCAATCCGCTAGGAGATAATAACGTAGAGGACTTGAGCAGGAGGGCGTAAACCTATGTCCTGCCGAAAAACCGTTCCAGGTAATCTGGACGACAAACCCCTCACTTTTGACCATGCGTTAACCCACGCGCTCTATACACGTAAACGGGAAACCCCCAGCGCTGTAGCTGACTTCCGCATAGAAGACTTAGTCGACTACCACGCACTTCTTGTCGCCGAGCTGGAGCGCCGGGGAATTCGGCATGTAGCCCAAGACGAACTCGACGGCATCGCCGTAAACACAGTTACCGTGCAAGGATTACGCAGCACCGCTGACCAAATCACCGCTAAAAGTATCTACCTGCCATCAC